AGGGGCTTCTTCGGCCTCGTCTACGCCGTCCACAGCAAGACGGACTGTCAACAGGACACCCGTGTTCCTCTGCGAGTCCCTGGACACAGCTGTCGCGGAGCTCAGCGCCCGCAGGTGGCACGTCGCCTCCTACGACGTCAGGGAGGTGATCGTCCTCCGCATCACCTCGCACCCCATCGCCACCTGCCAGGTCCTCGACAACACCCCCCGCACCGTCCTCCCCGCCTCCGAGGAGGACCGCAGCGCTCTCCGCGCTCTCGCCAACCTCTCCCCTGCCGAGGCCGACGCCATCCGCCTCCTCTACACCCGCCCACTCACCAAGGAGAAGCCATGAGCTCCGATCCCGACAATACCGAGACCCCTTCCGACAGCGCCACCGACGAGACCTCCGACATCACCACCTCGGATCCTGGAGACACCGCCCCCCTGCAGATCACGGAGGTCACCGAGGACGGCGACGAGGACACCGACAGCAGCGACCCCACCTGCGTCGACTGCGACGAGGAGTTCCCCGCCGACGAGCTGAACGCAGACGGCCGCTGCACCGACTGCGCCATCGAGGCCGCCGAGGACAGCGACCCCGGCACCGACGAGCCCTAGCTAGGTCCGTTTGGCCTCCCTCCGAGCAGGAAATTCCAGACACGCGACCACTGCTCGGAAGGGAGGCCTGTTACCATGAACATCTCTTTCTTCCTGTGGTACACTTCCGCCGTCACGAGTACTTCCGCCGCCCGGTCATGCCGGAAGAGATCTACGACATCCTCTACACCCACCTGGAAGATACGAACACCACAAATAACCCTGTAAGCTCCTCTGAGAGGGCGTACGTTTTACTGGAGTCTACTATCATTAAAAGCAGCTTTCGACTCTCCTACAGACAGCTTAACGAGCTTCTGAGCATACCACGAGAAGAGAACAAGGGCAAGAGCAAGTGGTACACGGAGGAAACCGATAAGATTCATCGCCTGTGCTTCTTCTCGCAGACGCTCGAACTCGACTACATCGCCGGCATACTCGAATCTCCACCAGATCTCCACCAGTAGAGGAGCCCACGCCATGAGCAACTTCCGCACACGGTTCTTCTTCGTCTTCTCTCTCATCCTTGCCCTCTCCGTCGCTGCCACTCCCGCGTCGGCCGACCCGCCCAAGGACCCTCCCAAGAACCAGCCCAAGGTGGGCTACAACTGCGTCCAACTCAACGGCCGCGCCTGCACCCTTCCGGAGGTCAAGGCCGACGATCCCTGCAAGGCGTGCAAGTCGACCTGCATCAATGTGCTGGACGATCCCGCCACCTCCGGTATCACCGTGCCCACCACGCACTCGGAGTGCGTCTGCTCGACGCCTCCTCCTGCCACCCTCAAGAACAACACGACGTTCTGGCATTACGAGACGGTCCCGGCCAAGGGCTACTCCGGCGACATCACCACTCCCGAGACGAGCAAGGTCCAACGTACAACGCTCAACTTCAACAAGACCTTCAAGCGCAAGCCCAAGCGCATCGCTGCCAAGGCGCCCAAGCCCGAGCAACCGCAGGTAGGCCAGGGTACCCTCGTATTTCCGAACTGGAACCGCTCCGACGTCCCTCCGCAGTACTTCAACATCCCAGAGAGACCGCCCCGCACCATCACCGAGGGCCTCAACACACCCTCCATCCCCGGGCACAGCATCACCGGCACCCACTCCGTCGGCAGCCTCCGCTTCTGCCCGGTCTGCCGCAAGACTGGCCAGAAGTCCTCCATTCACCAGAGCCCGGTCGTGTCCTGCCCGGCCGTCTACTCAGGCCCGCAAGTCACCTGGGACGAGAACGGCGTGCAGCACTACACCGAGGGCTCCCCTGTTCCCTGCGAGAGGGAGTACCGCTGCTCCCTCGGCCACACCTGGCGAGAGAAGGAGTAGTACAATGCGCGTCCGCCGCTCCTGCAACCACTGCAGCACGAAGGCAGCCCGCCTGATCGGCGCTGTCGGCCTTGCCGGTCGCCTCCGCATCAAGTGCTCCAACCCGCGCTGCGGTCGCACATCGACCATCCGAGCGCCCTACACGCTCGACGAGAAGTACCGCAGCGCCCTCAAGCCCCTCGCCTCGTCCCTCGACTACTGAGCGCACCCGTGCCCACCCCTATGCAGTCGGGCTCCTCCTTCGGCCGGACCGGAATCCTCTCCGGACGCGCCATTCGGGAGGAGGTCGAGGCGAAGCGCATCTCCATCGAGCCCTTCTCCGAGGACCAACTGCAGCCGGCGAGCTACGACCTGCGCCTGGGTAGCACCTACCGCACGTACGAGATGCTCGACGTTCGAGTACTGCGGTCGGACGCGCCGAACCCGACCAGCGAGATCGTTCCCTTCGAGCGCGTCATCCTCCAGCCTGGCGTCGGCTACCTGATGCACACGGCAGAGCGCATCCGCACCGACTGCTACGTGCCCTTCATCGACGGGAAGTCCAGCATCGGGCGCCTGTTCGTGCAGGTCCACGCCACGGCTGGCAGAGGGGATCCCGGCTTCGACGGTCAGTACACTCTCGAGGTCATCGCGCTCTACCCTACCCTGCTCGTCGCCGACATGCTCGTCGCTCAGGTCAGCTTCCTCACCATCGTCCCCGACTCGGCGAACGAGATCGACCTCTACGAAGGCAACTATCGCGCTCAGACCGCTTCCGGCCCTGTCCCGTCGAAGTCCTGGAACCAGAAGTAACTACCACCAACGACCCCCCCCAACAGTCCAGGAGCCTCCTCATGGTCAAGACACTCACCCACGCCAACGTCACCCAGAACCAGTTCGACAAGCTCCTCAGCGCCCTGCGAGACCGCGTGGTCCTCGAAGAGTACAACAACGACCAGAACACCACCACAGGCAAGTTCACGGCCGAGCACGACTACCTGATCGAGTTCGAGTACATCAAGTTCGCCGAGGAGCTGAGCGTCACGATCGAGGGCGCGTGGCTGACCATGCCGATCGCGACTGCCAAGATCGAGAGCCTGGTCCACCCGTTCCTGGACCCGACGACCGCGTAGCAGACTACGCACCCTGCGCAACGGTTTACGCACCCTGCGCACGGCTCTGCGCACCCCGCCCGACCCCAGGCTTGCGTAACCCCGCGAAATCATTATACTAGTTCCCGTGCCGACCTCCGGCACGGTTCTTGCACTATCCCGGGGCGTCGCCGGAAACGTTTCCGGCCAAACTGCAGTAACCAGCAGCAACCAGTACCAACTCGCAGTACAGGAGGAACACCATGCCTTCCAAGTCAGTGTACGTACCCACCTCCCCGACCACCGCTCCTGTCGTCTCCCTCCGGTTCGCCTTCGCCGTCCAGGACGTCGACTTCCGCTTCGGCTTCCAGGCGCAGGTCCGCCAGGTCGCCAAGCAGTACGCCGACCGCATCAACTCCCTCCACGACGACGACTGCGTGCTCCTCGTTAGTTGCTCGAACACTCGCGGCCTCTTCATCCCCGGCGTCGTCCTCAAGCAGGATCCCTCCCGCATTCACGCTGGGTCCATCTGGGCGCTCTCCTTCGCGTGCCCCGACGGCTTCTCCTGGTTCTGGATCGGCGACTACGCCCTCAGCCTCGGCATCGAGCTGAACAACGTGAAGCTGTTCGCCGAGCACCTCGCCGCCATCGCCAGCGGCGTTGAGAAGTCCCTCTCCCTCAACCTCCGCACCGCCTCCAAGAAGCTCAAGGAGCAGCTCCGCACCCCCAAGAAGCTCAACAACAAGCCTCGCCACCGCCGACTCACCGCCCCCCGCTTCTCCCGCAAGCTCGCCAAGCACACCACCCGCAAGGCGGTGCGCTCGTGATGTCCGATACCGTCGACTCCGGCGACGAGTGCCCCGCCTGCGGTGAGCGGCGGGTGGACGCACTCGAGATCAACCTCGATGGTGACACCGTGCTCTGCCTGACGTGCGGGCGTGTGTACGCTCTTCCGTCCCACGGTAACACCCCCAACACCAGCAAGGCGGTGCGCTCGTGATCACCCTCTCGCTGCTCCTCGTCAACCCCGCCAGAGAGGCCGGCATCAAGGTCCCGCCGGACGAGCACCTCGACGACTACGCGCCGGACGAGTACCCTCACTGGCATGTGTACCTCCTCTGCCAGATCGGCGCCCCGATGCCGCACGCCAGCGCGCACTGGGAGAACGCCAAGGTGATCGCCGAGATTCCGGAGGGCGAGATCCGCACCATCACCCGCGCCCAGCTCACCAAGCGCGGCTTCGCCGTGGGGAGGAGCAAGTGACTACCAACCCCAAGAAGCCCACTTCCCGGCGGCTGCCGTCCTACACGCTCGGCAGCTTCAGGGCCATCTCCGACAGCCCCACCTCCACCGAGTTCTACATCAACTGCACCTCCTACCACGAGGGCAACCGCCTCGCCCTCGTCATCGAGGACCAGTACGGCGAGCCGCAGGCGTACCTGTCCATCAACCCCCACCCGAGCGTCGAACTGCCCGAGGACCACTTCGTCGTCCCGACCTACAAGCTGCCGACCTGGCTCCTCACAGCGGCCTCGAACAGCGGCTACTTCGACGGCACAAACATGAAGGTCCGCTGCGGGTTCGCCGGCATGCAGCCCGTGTGGCGCCTCAACAAGGCCAAGAAGGACGAGGCCCTCGCCGCGCTGGTCCCCTGCCAGCACTGCGGCCACCGCTGCCCTACCACCGAGCCGTGCGACAAGTGCGGCAGCGACCCGATGGAGTCCGGCGACAAGCTGTGCGCCGACTGCGCCGCGCGCCAGGAGACCAGGGAGCGCATGCGTCCCTCCGATAACGACCGCCGAGTCATCGAGGCGTTCCTCAATCGCGAGTACGCGAGCAGCAAGCACCTCGCGACCAACGGCTTCACCCTCGACGGCAAGTGGCCCGGCGGGCGCATCGCCGCCTGGAACAACGGGCAGGTCATCTTCCCCGCCGACGACACTCGGGTCGTCGCCCGCTTCCAGCGCGCCGTCCAGCGTGCCATGAAGAAGCAGGAAGGCTGACATGCGCAACTACCAGACCGGCGACAGGCTCTTCGTATGCGTCGTCTACTCCGTCGGTACGGGAGAGCAGCCCCCCTACCGCCGGCATACCGGTCTCGTGTTCGAGACCTACATCGCCGCCGACAAGTTCAGCATTCGCAGCCCGACCGACCGCATCGTGATGGAGAACGCCTACGTCTCGAGCGGCAACTTCCCCGTCCTCGTCAAGCTCGAGCGGTTCCCTCCAGACAAGTCCGAGAGCCTGCTCCTGCCGGAGGACGCCGAGGAGCAGCGCCTCGCTGTTCTCCTCAACAGCCGCTTCGACCGCGGCGACCTCGTCCTCCTGTACCGCCACTTCACCCTGCGCAACGAGCAGCCCCTCCAGTGCATCTCCTGGCGCGACCCCGAACCCCTGTACTGCTCGTACTGCGGCGCGAGCAGTAACGGCGCGATCGCCCCCGTTCACGGCCAGCTGTACTCCCACTGCCACTGCGCTGTCTGCGGCACCGACTGGACCCCGCTCGACCAGGGGGTGTTCCGTTGAGCCCTACGAGCATCCTCCTGGCAACTGTCTCTTTCCAAGAGCACACCAGCGTCGTGGGCAGCCTCAACAGGACGTGCTCGTGTTGTGGCTTCGACCTCACCCAGCCCAGCGCGCTTCGCGTCGAGGCTCTCATAGACACGCTCTACGAGGCGTGCATCGCGGCCGACGGGACGATCAAGTTGGAGGCTCGCCAGCCCGGATACGAGGGCTGGGCTCCCATCCCTGTCGTGTGGATCTGCAATCGCTGCGGTGTCGGCGAGGGGGTGTTTGCCCCGCCGAAGAGCCAGACCTCCGAGGAGGTTGTAAAGTGAGAGCCAGAGCCACCAAGCTCGTGTCCGAGTTCGACGTGGGGCACACCTTCGAGCACTTCTGGCACGGGACCGCTCGCCCTTCTGTGCGGACTCCCGAGCAGGCCGCCGCGCTCCTGCGCTGGATGATCCCGGCCGAGCAGGAGATGCTGGTCGTGCTCAACCTGACGCGGAGGCAGGCGACCATGTCTCGCCGCATCGTTGCGCTCGGCTCGCCCAACGATGTCTACGTCCACGTCGCCTCCGTCTTCCGCGGGGCGATCCGCGAGGGCGCCTCCTGCATCATCGTGGCTCACAACCACCCGAGCGGCGACCCCACGCCCTCCGACTCCGACCTGCTTCTCCAGCGCCGCCTGGTCACCGCAGGCGAGCTCCTGGGTGTCACCGTCTGCGACCACATCGTTGTCGCTCGGGAGGGGTACTACTCCTTCTCGACTAACCTCTCCCGCAACTGGAGCGAGTAGCACCAACCCGCAGCAAAGAGGAGTAACCCGATGGACACCGAGAAGCCTCCCAAGAAGCCCACCAGGAAGCGCAGGACCCCCAAGGACCCCCTCAGCCTCGACTGGAAGAACGTGCTCGACACGCTCCACGCCTGCACGCCGGCGAGGGATTACTTCCTCACCAACGAGTACTACGACGACAACAATCCGAAGTCGGCCTGGGAGAACTGCCCGAACCCCGACTGGATGCACTGGCTCCTCCAGGAGCTCAGCTACTGCTTCGCACGCAGGATCAGCAACCAGAACCCCTGGCCCACCTTCGACCGCGACATGCGGCTGGCCGCGTGCGACCTGGCCGAGGAGTACATCGCCTCCCAGACCAGCAGGGTCATCGGTCCTGAGCACGTCGCAACCGTCGAGCACTTCCTCGCCAGCGCCCGCCTGTACGCGCATGGCGAGCGGGACAACGCGAAGCTCCTCGGAATGCGCGACGCTGCGGAGAAGTGGTACCGGCAGGCCTTCATGCGAAAGCTCCCGAACGGCACCGAGCACTACGACTACATGTTCTGCCGCCTGTCCGACATCCTGTTCGTCTCTCTCGGCATCTCGGCGCTCGTGACCGCGATCTGCACCTGCCGGGAATCCGAGACTGGCCTTCCCTGGCCGAGCTACTACCAGCACTACATCGACGAGCGCCGCGAGCATCCCTTCTGCGCGGTCGTTCGCAGGCACGCCCCCCTCGAACTCGTCGTGGCCGGCTTCCGCCAGCTCATCGACGAGGACCTCCTCTGGTAGAAGAAAGGAGACCACTCATGACCCTGTCTCACAGCGTAAAGGAGATCCGGTACGAGCTGCCAGACCACATTCGAGGGGTGTGCTCCCAGGAGACGTGGATGAGCGCGCAGTTGTACGGGCTCCTCGCCGACCTCCACTTGCTCGACACGCTGCAGGCCTTCGACAAGTTCCTCGTCCAGCAGTTCACCGCCAACGCGAGCGATAACCAGCGGCGCTCCGTCAATCGCGTCACCACGGTCCTGCTCACGCAGAATCGCATCCCGAGCACACAGGCCGCCCAGGACCTCGAGGTCGCCAAGCAGGAGAACGAGGCCCTGACCGACAGCCTCGACATCACCGAGCAGCACCTCGACGAGTTCACTCGGTTCGTCGCAGGACTCAACACCAGCATGTTGGCCCTCAGCGACCAGCGAACGCTGCGCGAGAAGGTCTACAAGAACCACGGCCTGCTTCGCGCGCACAGGTCGAAGCGGACGAAAAAAGCTGCTACCAAATCCGTCCCGTAGCGTGGTATTCTTCTCACCAGGAGGTTTTCCGTGGGCATCGCCATCAGTCCCCTGAACGAGTTCCGTCGCGTGTACTGCGAAGTCAACGCGACCGCCTTCCGTATCGTGGCTGTGTTCCGCCACCTCGACGAGCTGGGCCGCGAGCGCCCGCCCATGGTGGGCAAGTGGATGGCGAAGAACGCGAAGCAGCTCGCCACCCTCGCCACGCCCGACGGGCAGGTCTGGCGCGCGGCCGGGCCGACTCACGACCCGCAGCTGCCCGTCTATCGACCATTCACCCTCAACATCTCGCCCGACGCGCACGAGGACGTCAGTCCGGCGAACGACGAGCCGGCAGCGTGAACATCTTCGTCATCGAGCCCACGCCCGAGCAGTGCGCTCGGTCGATGCCCGACATCCTCATCGGGAAGCTCCTCCTCGAGGCGGCGCAGATGATGTGCACTGCGCTGCACTACTACGCCTCGCACAAAGCACCGGACATCCCCTACGGGATCAGCCACCCGCACCACCCCGTCTGCCGCTGGGTCCGCGAGTCCGACGAGAACTTCGCTTGGACTGCGCGGTACGCCAACGCACTTGCGCTGGAGAACTACCAGCGCTTCCGCAAGCAGCACGCTTCGTCTCACGTTGCGCAGTGGTGCTACGAGAACCGTCCATCCTTTCCGGTGGCACTGCTCACCCCCTTCCGCCTGGCCATGCCTGACACCTACAAGGTGCCAGAGGACCCGGTGGCCTCCTACCGTCTCTGGCTCCAGGCCAAGCCCTACGCTCGCACCGCGAAGTGGTCCTACCCCTCCGTTCGCCCTCCCTGGTGGAGCGTCCGGACCGTCGAGGACCTCGACGGAGGTATCTGATGCTGGAATACCGCCAGATACTCTACGACGTTCCGGACTTGGAGCAGGCTTACGCGATCCTCTGCCTGGTCTCCTTCCTGGTCCGCGTCTGCGGAGGCGACTGCACTGCCGGCTGGGGGCACGTCGATGGCAAGATGCTCCCCGGCATCCGGTGGAAGCCGTGATGCGGGAGCTGCTCGTCGTCGCCGTTCTCCTCCTTTCCGCCTGCGCCGAGCTCCGCTGGCGCTATGGCAGGGCTACCAGCGGCAGGTGTGTCGCCCTTTGCGAGCGTGTACACGGCAACTCCCTCGCCGTGTGCGACCTTTGCGGAGTCGACTGCACCTGCCAGTGGGGACCTCCCGGCGACGAGCAGCTGGAGTTCCACCGCAACGGCTGCCTCCCCCCTCCCCCTGTTCCGCTGTTCCGCCCCACCGCCCACCTCGAGGCGAGAAGGTAAAAACCCGCAGCACCCAGGAGTACCCAGCATGAACCCCGCGATCCTCGCCCCCGTCCCGACCTTCGATTCCTACAACTCGGCCTGGTTTGCTCGCGTTGGCAAGAAAAAAGAGGAGGACGAGTACCACCCCGACGTTCTCGGCCTCCTCTGGGACATCGCAGCACTCGACATTCCGCTCGGTGGGCTGCCAGAGCGCGAGACTGAACTGGAGAGGTTCAACTTCCAGTTCCCGATCTGGGAGGCCCTCAAGACTCTCTGCCTCGGCCGCAACATGACGCGCGAGCACGTTCTGAAGATCGTGAGCAGGCTTCGCAAGCTTCCGGAGAGCCAGGTCCGCAACGTCGGCGGTCGCACCACCTGGGACCACCTGTACTGGCTGGGTATCCGCATCCCCGGCTACTCGCCGAGGACGCCGCCGGCCACTCGGGACCTTCCCTTCCTCTTCTGGCGTGTGCGGTTCGGGGAGAAGCACCTCTGCGGCGGGACCGCCGTCCCCGACTCGATCGTCTGGACGCGGTTCCAGGACCTCTACGAGAAGTTCGCCATGTCCTCCGACAAGGACTACGAGCTCTTCTGCGGAAACCCTCCGCACAACATGAGCTTGATCGGCACCCTAGCCTACCTCAACACCTTCGCCGCTACCAACCAGTCGCACGACGGAGGCGCCATCATCCGTCTGGTCAGTCCTGACCAGAACTACTTCGAGATCTCACTCCTCGGCAACGGCGGATCCGAGATGATGTACGGTGGCTGTGCCTTCACGCCCGACGGCGAGTACCGCGGCTGGTCGGTGAACACCTGATGCGCGCCTTCCAGTTCCGAGGCCGAGTTTGGGTCCTCGACAGTCGCGGGAAGCTCCACCGCATCGACGTGCGCAGCGAGAACGGCGAGTGCGAGGTACTCGAGGACTTCCAGCCCCGCGTGGCCCCTCCCGAAGTCCTCGCCTTCTTCAGCCTCAAGAGGTGACTCGTGCCACTTCCTCCTGACAAGCTCGACGAACTGGCAGAGCGCGCCGCTGCTCGCCAGTTCTCCAACCCCAACGCGCTCGACGTGGGTCGCCAGCGCTACCTGATCGTCACCATAGAGGAGGTCGTCAACAACATCCTCGAGGCCCGCAAGCCCGAAGGCACCGTCCTCGCCGGCGGCGGTCGTGGAGGCGGTACCATCCACCAGTCTCCAGCAGAGCTTGCTGAACTCGTCGCTCATGCTGATCCTGCACTGGCTGCTGAGATCCAGAAGCCCCCCGCCCCGCCCCGGCCGCTCAGCGAGGCGGAGGAGCGCACGCGCGCGGCATGGGAGCACGCCCTCGATATGGGCCAGTTCGCCCGCCCGCCCGCGCCCTCGTCGCCTCCCTCGGAGCAGCCCGCCGAGGCGAGCGCGCCGGCCACCTGTAACGAGGCAGGCCACTGCATCGGGAAGGGAACACCGGGGGTCTGCACCGCCTACCACTGCTACGCGCCCGTCTCCTCGCCTGAGTCCGCGCCCCCGCCGCGCACCGAGGAGCACCCGGACCGCGTCGCCGGGCTCGCGACCCCGCTGCCCGTCAAGGTCGACCTGCTGGCCGAGGCCCGCCGGGAGGCGCTCGCCGAGGCTGCTGCACTGGTGGAGCGCCATAGCGGCCGGGAGGGCGACTACGAGAGCCGGCTGGCTGCCAGCATCCGGGCCCTGGCGTGAGCCCAGGTCGCGCCCCACAACGAAGGGAAGGAGGGCTGAGCGATGGCCTACGTGGATTGCGACTGCTACTCCCTGCCATGCGAGCACAACCCGCGCGGCAACGACCTGGCGCAGAGCAAACCGAACGGCGACCCGATCGAGCCCCCGGAGGCGCCCCCGGTCGCGCCCGCCGCCGAGGAGCCTTCAACCAACAAGGAGTGACCTATGACCTTCGGAGAAGCGATCGAAGCCCTCAAGCGCGGCCTGGAAGTGCGCCGCGCCGGGTGGAACGGCAAAGGGATGCACCTGTACCTGGAGGACTGGCTTGAAGGCGCGATGACCTTCGGCCCGTCGAAGCGCCGCTTGGAGCCGGTGATCTGCATGTTCACCGCGCAGGGCAAGCACCAGCCGGGGTGGCTGGCGTCTCAGGCGGACATGCTCGCTGATGACTGGCAGATCGTAGAGCGCCTGTGAGAGCGCCCGCCGCCGAGGAGACGCCCGATGAGTAGCCAGCCACGACCCAAGCCCAAGAATCACGCGGAGGAGATTACCGCCGCGCTGGACTGGATTCGCCCTCGCAAGTTCGACTCGGAGGGCTACCCCGACGTGCAGGTAGACCTTACTCGGCCTTCGGTGTCCAGGGACGAGGCGTTTGCGATCCTGTCCCGCGCCGTTCTGTCCTCCCCTGCCGTGGAGAGCGCCCCTGCCGCCTCTCTCCCGCAGGCCGAGCGCGATTTCTTCCTGCGGTGGATCGCCGAGGCCCGCCGCTCCATGACCCGCGAGGCTCACGAGGACGGGCGCACCGAGGGAGAGATCATCGACGACCTCGGGAACACACTGGCCAACTTCGGCGCCGACTCGTTCACCGAGGAACCCGAGCAGGTGGCCGAGCACGATCGGCTGCTGGCGCTCCCGCGGACCTACTCGCTGCCCCCGAGCGCCCCTGCCGCCGACGCCGGGATCGTGGCGCGGCTGCGGGAGGAGGAGGCGCACGCGGACAGGCTCGCTGTGCGGCTCCAGATCGCTCATCAGGCCGAATGCCCAACCTTCGATGACGGCACCGGTCGCTGCGTGGGCTGCGGGCATCAGGAAGTCCTGGACGAGCACGCGGCCCGGCGGGGAGGGGCGCGATGAGCGACCCGATCCTTGAGGCGGTGCAGCGCAGCCGCGAGGCGCTGGTCAACCGCGTGCTGGAGCTTGAAGCCGAGGTGGCGCGGCTGCTCGACGAGACGCTGCTTGCCAAGGTGACGGACCGGGCGATGGATGCCGAGTCCCGCGCCACCCGCGCCGAGCAGCTCGCCGACGCACTCTTGGCTGAGTGCCCCGGCTGTCACGGGAAAGGCGAGCGCGAGGCGGCTTGCCGGTACTGCGGAGATTCCACCTACGACCACGAGTGCGAATCGCGCATGGTGCCGTGCTCGGACTGCGCTTGGGTGCGTCGGGCGCTGGAGGCCCAGCACGCCGCCGCGCACAGGAAAACACCGTGAGCCAGTCTCGCCCCAAGCCCGCGAACCGCACAGAGGAGATCGCCGCCGCGCTGGACTGGCTTCGCCCCACCGCGATCGACGCGGAGGGCTACCCCGACGTGCAAGTCGACCTGACGCGGCCCTCGGTGTCCAGGGACGAGGCGTTCGCGATCCTGTCCCTCGCAGCCGAAGCCGAGATGCTCGTCAAGCTGCTCGCCGACGCGCTGATCTGGCAGGTGGAAGAACACAAGTGCTGCTCCGAACATCCCGAGACAGTCCAAGCACTGGCACAGTATGCAGAGTGGTGCAAGGAGCAGTCGTGACGATTGAAGAACGCGCCAAGAAGCTGCTCGCGTATCTTGACGAGCTCCCTATTGGAGAGCTCACACGAGGAGAGTTCCACGCCGCCATTCTCGCGAGAGAAGTCCTTCTCGAAACCGCCGAGAAACGCAAAAACCCCGTCCAGGAGATCTCCAGATGAGCGAACCGTACTACGAGTTGCTGCACGACTGCAAGTCCGAGGAGACGGCGTACTTCGAGGAGCACAGGAAGAACGGGAACTCGGAGACGAGCAGGCTGTACTGGTTCGAGACCAACCCCTACGAGCACGCGCAGAAGCTGGTCGCGAGGGTCAGCAACCGGCGCCGAGCGACGGACCCGCTGCCGAGCAAGAACGACAAGGAAGTGTGGGGCAAGCCGAAGAAGATCACGGCCGGGAACATCGTCATCTTCTACCGCACCATCGCAGTCGACCCGGAGCACCCCTCACAGACGATCACCGAGCTACACTGGACGATCGTCAACCGAGCGACGTCCCAGGAGCGCATCAACGAGATCCGCAATGCCCTCCCCACTGCCTTCGACGACGAGTACCGCGAGCGGACGCTGCGCAAGCTCCTCGGCCCGCAGCAGGTCCACGTCGCGTCCACGGGAAGAGTGACGAGGAAGGGGCCCTGACCTTGGCCGAGCAGCCGATGCCGCACAACCCCTCGGCATGCAAGACCTGCCAAGGCAACAACACCACCTTCCGACTCATCTTTCGCATGGCGATCGAGGTCGACAGCCTCGAGGCGCAACACAAGGTAGGCCAGGCGGAACTGAAGAGGAAGTTCCTGCGGGCGGTCGAGGACAAGCACCGCGCGTCCGTGCGGAAGCACCTCGACGAGCTTCGCGAGAGAGGCGAGTGACCTTGGACACGACAGAGCGGATATTCGATCAGGAGCGCTGGGCAAGGAACTGCGGACGACCGGGCCACGCCGACACCTGCGAGTGTTCCAAGAAGCCAGGCGACACCAACCCGACGACAGGCAAGCCGATCACCTACGTCGATGCCAAGCACAAGATCCCTCACGACGAGCGGTATGCGCGCCTCGCCGAGAAGTTCGTGGCGGTCCGCTCGCCGCCTCCTGGCTCGAAGGAAGCGAAGAGCAAGCGCAACCGCCGCAAGCGGGGGAAGCGGTGACCGGCCGCCGAAGCCCCGCAGCCGCCGGAAACGTTTCCGGCCCGATGCGCGCCCGCAAGGACCTGGACGTCTGGAGAGCCGAACGCGCTCGAGAGGCAGCGACCACCCTAGCCCACTCGATCTCGCAAGTCCTGCCTGTCCGCAGCGTCGAGTTCGAGTTCCTCGAGTCCGGCAGTCCCGAGCGCAAGTGGCTGGTCCGCACGAGGTTCGAGGACGGTAGGCAGTCCCTCCGCTACTTCCCCTCGCCCAACGCCGCCCTGGCGCGCACTCCGCAGCACTACCTCCCCTTCACCAAGCTTCGCGGGGAGTACACCCGCAGCTGATCGTCGTTCACAGCGCAGCACACAGGAGTAAACCGATGACCAAGAAGCAGAAGTGGCGCGCATCGCTCGAGCGCCGGATCGCGCCTCTCCGCGAGGAGACGGAGCAGAACATCAACATCCCCTTCTCCGAGCTCCAGCGGATGGTCGTACTCCTTGTAGAGTACGTGCTGATGTGCGACGACGCTTCGAAGCCTCCGAAGTCGCCGAAGTCCGCACCCTCCGACGGCAACCGCGGAGGCGGCCGGAAGCTCGGCAAGCCCGGCACGCTCCGCAGGTACATCCGCGAGCGCGCCTTCTCACTCGCCATGAATAAGAACAGCGGCGCCGAGACGAAAGCCTACTGGCAGGAAGTTGCAGAGCTGCACGGGTTCCGCAGCACGGTGTCCCCTCTCCTGACGAGGATGGTTCGCGAAGGAGAACTGCAGTACAACATCGCGCAGCGCACCTACCAGATCACTACTGCCCTCTACCAGCAGATGCTGGCCGAGGTCAGGGACCCGCCGCCGCCCCGCGCCAAATAGCCCGGAAACGGCACGGAAACGGCAGGGACGCGCGGAGCGCCGGTGGGGGCGGGGGTGGTAGCGGGGTAACCGTTCCGCGTGTCCTAGCCCAAGCGGTTGCGTCGGTTCTTCGTCAAGAGGTAACGAGTGCGCACTCCACCGCAGATAATGAAGCACATCTCGAGTAAGATTCAGCAGGAGAACTCCTCCCGCTACGGGTCTGGATGGATTCGCGGGCTGAGCTTCGGCGTCCTCTTCGGGGTTCTCCTTCCTGGAGAGCAATACGAGAATTTACTGCTACTGAGCTTCTGGGTTCTGCAGGGCTTTGGACTCCTGCTCGACTGGCAGATGAGGAAGCACAGCAGGGAGGGCTACGAACTCGTCGAGGAGCTTCAACGAGCAGAGAAGGAGGTGCTTGTCGGCATTCGGAAGAAACCGAGCGAGGACCTGCTGAACTGAAAGAGGAGTGAGAGATGCGGAACGTGTACCCGGCAGGGCAGGTGTTCGTGGTGTTCACGGAGGACGCGCAGGGCAGGCGCGTGGCGATCGGGGACCAGCAGTACCCGTCGGATCCACTGAGCCTTGGCGTAGTCACTCGTCCGGTCGTGGACGCGAAGATGGTGATCGCGAAGACTCGAGGAGAGCTCCTCGAGGTCATTCGCGCGCTGCGGAATCTGGTGGGGGACCTGCCGGAGGAGTAGTGCTGCGCAGCTAGATGGGGACTCCGGCGACGCCGCTGATCGGGTGGAGCCCGTTCATGATGACGTACGGAGTGTAGAGCGGGATCTTCACGAGGAGCACACCGTTGCCGGTGGAGAACTCGTGGCCAGCACCGGTGATGCGAGCGTCCATCACGTCCGTCTCGACCTGATTCCAGCCGAACTCCTGCTTGGTGACGGTGATCGGGAAGAACTTGTCCATGTAGCCGGCGCCAGGGCCCTGGCCCTTCACGATGTTGAAGAAGCGGTCACGGTGGATGCGGTGGATGGTCAGGGAGGCCGTGACCTTGTACTCGCCGAGAGTCACACCCATGGCGAAGGGAGACGCGCCACGCGCCTCGCCCGGTTCGAGGGTGGGGTCGTAGCTGATCTCGGTGATCCAGGGGAAGTACACCCCCGCGATGCCGAGATCGATGCTGCTGAACTGGAGCTGTACCCCGTTCTTCGTCGGGGCAGGCCACTTGCGGATCGTGAGCATGTCCTCTCCTGGCTGCGCTTCGACGAGCCCTCTATGAGGTGATGGTGCGGACCGCGTTGATCGGGATCGAGATCGTGATCGCCGGGAAGCGCGGAACGAAGTCGACCCTGAGCTCGACGGTGAAGGTCTGCGCGAAGTTGATGGTCCTGGTCGAGGTGACCTTCAGCGCCGTCGCGTGCTGACGCACGCCGCCGAAGAGCTCGGCGCGCAGCGCGTTGTCGACCGTGTTCTCGAGCCGCTGGTGCTCGCTCTCGGCGAGGTAGCCGGTGGTGGGGTCGGTGAGCAGTTCCTCGTTGATGAAGGCGAGAGCCGTCAGGTAGGCGAGGTCGGCGATCACGTCTCCGACGCGCCGGGTGGTGATGAAGGTCCAGTCGTCGCCGTCGTTGACGTACTGCACACCCTGGCGCACGAACAGGCCGGGCAGGCGCGGGTAGGTCTTGAGCGTGACCATGTTCGCAGCGTGCAGCTGCAGCAGCGCGTCGGTGCTCTCGTAGAGGGACACGAGGCGAGTCGGATTGGTCGGGTCGGCGTAGTGCGAGCCCACGCCGTCGAGACCGTACTTGATCCCGCTGTTGGTCTCGCACTTGACGTGGCCGGGGTTCTCGCTGATCGGCACGGTCATGAGGCGCGCGCAGTACAGCGTCGAGATGTTCCGGCGCAGCTCGGCACCGTACGCCGGAATCACGGTGTCAGCGTCGCCTGCGCAGAGCGAGACCTTGGTGCCGCGCGTCGGGTAGGCAGCGAGGGTGTTGTTCACCCACAGCTGCTCGTCGAGGCTGCCGCGCGAGGCCGCCGAGATCACGCCGAACTTGATGTGCTTGTAGTTGACCTGCAGCTGGTCCAGCGCGGTGTGGATCGCGCGGAAGTCGCTGTCGTCGGCGCCGTCCTTCTCGAGGACGATCGCCGTGATGTTGCTCAGAATGTCATCCATCTTGAGCAGGGCGGTCAGCGAGGCCTGGAGGTCACCGGCCGAGGGCTTGGGAGCCGAGGTGGTGAAGGTCCACGAGTCGCCGGCTGACAGGGCGATGGGCAGGATCACCGGGCCGGTGGTGTCTCCGGCGAGGCCCGCTCCGGTGCCGGCGTGCGCAGCCGACAGGTACTGCGAGGCCAGCGCGTCGCTGTTGACCAGCGACTCGATCTGGTTGGCGGTGCTGGTGCGCTCGCCGTTGGCGTCCACGTCGAGGTTGATGGTGACCAGGGTGTAGCTGATCCCGCTGAGCACCGCGCCGTTCGGCGTGACCACGACGCTGCGAGCGGTGCTCGCGCTGCCCTCGACGACCTTGTAGGCGACCTTCTCCTGGCGAGCAGTGAAGTCGATGCTGCCGTTGACGAAGGCGGTCGAGACGAGGGTGCCGGCGAGGGAGACCCCGGTGCCGCAGGAGCGGGCGCGGACCATGGTACGAGCAGTGACCGTGTTCGCGCCGACGTCGGTGTTCAGGAAGTTGACCAGGGCAGCGCCGGTGGTCAGGATGTTCCCGCCTCCGTCGGTCTGCAACTGGATGGTGACGGTGCTGCCCGCGACCGAGGTCACGGAAAGGACGCCGACGCCGCCGAGCTTGGTGATGACCAGGGAGATGCCCGGCAGGAGGGATGTGAAGATCACGTCTCCGTTGGCGTCGGCACCAGCAACCTTCAGCGACCCGTGCCCGCGCAGCGCCGTCGACCCGGAAGTGAAGGTCGCCCGCATACCGAGCAGCTGCGGGATGAGGCCATTGGCGTAGGTCGCCAGGTCGACGATGCCGGTCGAGGGCAGGGCCGAGGGCGAGCTGAAGTTCTTGCCGTTGTCCATGCTCCAGGAGTACATGGGCTGGACGTAGCCGCCGCTGATCTGGCCGCCGCGCGTGATCCGCAGCATGCCGTAGAAGGCCTCCTGCGGACCGGGGTAGGTCACCTTGAAGGTGAAGGTGCCGACCGGATCGATGTTGCTGGTGACCGAGATCACCTGCTTGATCGAGCCGGTGGTCGACACGGACTGCGCCCCGCCAGCGAAGGCGAGTACTTCGGTCTTGTTGGCGCCGTCCTGGTCGACGTAGTTGACCGTCAGGTTGCAGGCGACGACGTTGACGTCTGCGGCGACGGTGAGCGGGAGAGGCGCCGGAGGGAGAGCCCAGCCGCTCGTCAGTGCCAGCACCGCGCCGCCTGCCGAGGCCGAGTGCAGCACGGCATCGGAGTTGGACAGCGCCAGCGTCGCCAGCGAGTTCCCGATCGGAATCTTCGTCGGGCCCGAGAGCACCGCGCCCGCCACCGAAGCGCCGCAGCGCTGGAGGTAGCAGGCCTCGGAGTAGGCGACATGGTGGGAGCCGCGAGCGGTGAGAGGGCCGTTCAGGAAGGTCAGCACCCCGGCCAGGTCACTGACCCGCCGAGGCTTGTTGATCGGACCGCCAGAGGCAGCACCGATCGTCAGCAGTACGTCCGTCGCGAGGTCCGGGATCGTCTGCTGGTTGCCGTTCCCGAACAGCAGATTGACATTGGGATCTGGGGTGCCAGCCATGCCCACGATGGTAGAAGCTTCGGGCTATATGGGCCTCCCCACGAGGGTTTCGATCGAGACCGGATGGACAGGGGTTTCGATCTTCTTGAGCGGCAGCTGGATGAGCGGACCTCTCGTGATCGGGAACACGAAGTTGCACCCCAGCACGTAGGCGATCCCTCGCTGCCCGACCTGCTCCTCTGCGTACCCGCCCGCCACGATCGTCTCGATGCCGACGACCTCTGGCCCACCAGCGTTGGTGGCAAAGATGGCAGTACTGAGATTCGAGATCAGCAGGTCGCAGTCGTCGTAGTCGTTGCACCAGATGTGTACCAGCATCGGCACGACTCGGCTGGCCCAGCGACGGAATGCCAGATTGCCCTCCGGACTGGAGAGCTCTCCGACGTGCGGTCCGGTCGTCTCCGGGCGAGTGAAGCGCTCCTGACCTTCGGGAGGCGGAACCCACACGATACGCTGGGGTGCGCCGTAGTCGAAGGACGTGTACTTGGCACCGATGAAGTAGTCGGCGTCGACCATCGCGGACTGCGCGTCGCCGAAGTCGGCACCAGAGGGGCTCGTGCCTCCTCGAATCCAAGAGGGGTGCCTTACCTCCTCGGAGTGGTCCGCATCTGCCGGGAATCTGCACGGCGGGCAGAGCTCACCGAGCTTTGCCATGATCTCGGTGATGCGCGGTACGAGGAAGCCGCGGTTGAGGTCCACACCCATTACAGGTCATCCCCCCAGAGTCGGCGCGTGTGGCGCATGCGAGGCCGGTCGGACTGCATGAGCGCGACTACGGTGTGCTCCTCTCCAACGAGCCGCGGGTCGGGGGTGATCTCGTTGTCGCGAGCAGCTTTGATCCAGTCGAGGGCGGCCTTGTGACGAGTGTCCAGCGTGGACTCGGAAGTACCAGAAGGGTTGAACCCGCGCTTGTTGACCATCCCGGAGAAGGCGATCTCGCAAACCGCCCACACCCAGGCCTCGCTCCACGCCTTCAGCGGCACTTCGAAGCGCTGCCCGAGGTAGCTGTTCGCGATGGAGGACGCCACGCGGAGCCACTGCTCCATAGACGCCTGCTTGAAGTCGTGCTTCGAGTTGTCTGGCAGGGAGAGGTTGATCAGGTCCTGGAGTTCGGCGTACGATCCTGGGATCGTGCACTTCGTCCGGTAGATCAGCTGCGCGTTGGGGACGTCTGGGACATCAGTTGACGACATGCATGGATGGTAGGCCAGTGTGCGCTTGAGCCTTCGCGGGCGTCAGTGCACCGGAAACGTTTCCGTTCGGACCCGCGTCGTGGTATAGTGCTTCAACATGAGTGCAAAAACCGACACGTCCCAAAAGTGCCGCTGGGGTGCCTGCGAGGGCCGGATTCCCAAGGGCGGAGGCAAGTGCTCCGCTTGCGGCGAGTACACCCCAAAGCGCCCCGTCCCATCCATGCACTACCAAGTCCGAGTGAACTGCAATACCGGAGAAGGGGAGATACTGGCCACGTTCCACACTGAAGTACGCTACCTGCAGGAGTGGATCAGTCTCGCCGCGAAGCCCTCGAAGGAAGAGCGCGAGAGACTGTGCGCCGACAAGCTCGAGGCGTACTACTACTCGCGCCCGCGCTCGGCATCCAACATCGGGCGGGCGGTGATCGAGGCCGCCGCCAAGCGCTTTCCTCTCATCATCATCGCGTTCGAGGAGTGAACTTGCTGACTCTCGCGGTCAACAACGGGAAGATCACACGTCGCAGTCCGCTGGACAACACCGAGATCTCGTACAACGCGATGGCGAAGATCTTTCTGAAGATCCCGCCGACCAATCGCGACGCGGCGAAGCACGACTGGCACAAGAAGTCCGGACGAGCCTCCCGGTGCAGGACCTGCTTCTGCTCGGTCGAGGACAGCCTTGACTTCTGCCCCGGCTTTTTCCTCGACGAGGAGGCGCGCGAGGCCATCCGCAAGGCACAGGTCGTGTGCCTGACAGACCACTACGATATCGTCTGCCGAAGGATGGCGAGCCGCGGGATCGAGGCCGTCAGTCGACGATAGTGATCAGGAACTCCTCCTCGTCCTCGATCAGGTCCAGGCGGAACACGTACTGCCCCGGGTTGATGTTGGCAGTGATGTTCAGCTCGTTCCGGAAGGGGACGATCAGCTCTCCCTTGTGATCCCCGCGGACCTCCAGGCAGGGGATCCACAGATCCGACCGCATCGGCGAGTGGTAGTGCGACAGGCGAGCGGTGGTGTCCGAGGGCACCATCAGCTTGAGGCCCGTCGACAGCCACACGCGCTCGCCCGGCATGACCTGGCGCTGGCGCCCGTCCGACGGCGAGAAGGCCAGCAGCCACCCCAGCTTCTTGTCGACTCTGGGAGCGTGCTGCTGGCCCGGCGTGTTGCGGGTGAACAGGTAGAGGAGAACGTTGCCGTCGAAGTCTGACTTGGCGCTGGGTGCAGTTGTCATACTGCTATGGTATGCAGCGAGGTGGTCGGCTTGTCAAGGGGTGTTGGGAAAAAAGAAGGGGCCCGGTCCCGAAGGACCGAGCCCCTTGGCTCCCTAGCGAGTACTGCGACCGACTAGGCCGCCTCGAAGCGGGCGATGTACTGGGGCAGCCCGTAGCCGACGGCCTCGGCCTTGCGGTAGCCCCAGTAGTACCGCTCCTGGTGGAAGACGTTCGGGTCCGTCGGGCTCATCAGCGACGTGTACTCGGCCGGCTGCACCAGGGCGTAGAGCAGCGAGACGGGGCCGTCGTTGGTGTCCATCAGGTACCACGAGGTCGAGTTGATGTCCTGGCCGTCCTCGAGGTAGTCGAAGACGATGATCTCCTCGATCCACTTGAGGATGGTCGACTGGACGTTCTCGCCCTGGGCCGCCGCGTTCAGCGAGGCGCCGACCTGGCCGGGGGCCGGGTTCTGGCCGGTGAACACGATGCTCTTGGCCTGGGTGGCGACCACGGCGTCGTGCCAGAGCGAGAAGGGCACGACGAGCTTGCGGGGCCGCACGCCGAGGAGGAGGCCGTCGGGAGCGCGGATGGTCATCATCTGCTGCACGCCGTAGGCGATGTTGCTCTCGGTGAGCGGCCTGCCGGTGTAGAGGTTGGAGTAGGTGTCGGACACCTGCCCCTCCGGCGAGCACTTCTTGCCGGTGGCGAAGAAGTTGCTGAGGCCGGTGTAGTCGAGCGCCGTCTTGCCGTTGCGCAGCAGGTCGGCGAGGAGCACGTCGGGGTTCTTGGCCTCGGTGCGGCGCAGGTCGCGCGGGACCTTGCGGAGGATGTTGAGCAGGTCGGTGTCGAAGTCCTTGCGCTCGGCGTAGAGCGTGTCGGCGTAGATCTTCGGCGACAGCTCGATCGAGTGCATGGTCAGCGGGCGCGGCTGCCGGGCGGTGATCAGCTCGTGCGCCTTGCTGTTGGGCGGCGAGAACCCGAAGGTCACCGTCTTGGGCATGTGGCCCTCGGGAATACCGAGGTCCTTCGGGCTCTTGACGGCAGCGATCTTCGGGTAGACGAGTTCCTGCGGTCGATCGAAGGGAGCGCTGAAGCCCTGCTCGACGATCGAGTTGTACGCCATGACCTTCTGGGCGTCGCTGAGGCCGCCGACGTACGGCGTCGAGATGGTAACGGGCATTGCGCGCTCCTCTCCTTTGTCCGGGTGTGTTCTGGTGATCTTCGCGCTCGAGGCCGACGGCCTAGAGCGAGATCACGTTGAGCTGCACCCGGCAGGGCCGGCTGGGCAGCGCGTTGGGGGCGTTGAACTTGACGAGCTTCCCGACCGGGGGACCGTCCGCCGAGTTCGACGAGATGGTCTTGTAGTCGGAGGCGTAGACCGTGAGACCCTCGGTCGCCGCCGTGCAGGGGTGGGTGGCGTCGTTCTCGAAGTCGCGGGTGCCGTCCTGCGTGACCGCGTACAGGTCGCGATCCGCGCCGGAGGTGTTGTCCGCGCCCTCCTTCACGACGCCGCAGCAGTGGCCGGTCGCAGCGTTGGCGGCGGCCGGCAGCACGCCGAGACCGGCCACCTGGACGAGGAGCATCCCGGGGTCGGCCTTGACGCCTGCCTTGAGGTCGACCTGGAACCGGCGGGCGGTCCCCTGGTCATCTGCCATCACGAGACCGCCGTACTGTGTCGCCATGGAAGCTCCTTCCCTTGGTATCAGCCGCTATGTTAGGCGGCTGTGCTTGCTGCTGTTGGACTACGGAGCGGCTACTCGCCGCGGAGCCGCTTCGCCTCGCGGTCGAAGATCGAGGCGACGCCGTTGCTGTCGACGCCGACGAGAGCCGCCAGGTCACGGATCTCCTTGGGCACGTTGGAGCCGGAGCTCCGGGTCTGCGGCGCGGGCTGGTCGTTGCCGAGCGAGCCCTGCGGCACCTGCCCGCCGACCGGGACGACCGGAGCGGTGGGCGCCTGCGGCGTGGCGCTCGCGTCCGGACCGCGCAGGAGCGGCGAGGCGCGGACGATCGGGACGACCGGGCCGAGGCCAGAGACCTCGTTCTTGAGCTCGCCGAGCTTGACGAGCGACCAGCGCTCGGCGGTGGCGCGCTGCTGGATGGCCGGGGTGATGAGGCCGTCGCTGAGGAGCTGCTCGAGCACCTTGGACCGCTCGACGGACTGCGTGTCCTCCTGCGCCTGGCGCTGCTCGTTGACGAGCGACAGGTAGCGGGTCTTGGTGGTCTGCAGGCTGGTGATGCGCACGTCGACCTTGTCCGGATCGGTCGTGTCGAGCAGCTTGCTGGCGATCTCGCCGACGGTCACCACGTCGAGGTTGCCGATGGCCTCGACGCACTTCTGGGCGCGGACGTTGGTCTCCGCGTCCTGCACGGTCGGGAAGGCGCGGGCGATGGTGCGCTTGGCGGCGCGCATCTCCTCGCCGTCCTCGCGGAGGTGCTGGTCGCCGTCCGGCTCCTGCATCGCCTCGCGGAGGCACGACGCCAGGCGCTCGGCCGAGGCCATGTTCGCGTGCGCCATCTCGCGGTGCATGCCGTGGTGAGGGTGCTCCATGCCGTCCTGCTCGTGGACGGAGTGCATCAGCCTCATGTGGTGCATGGCACCCTCGAGGTGGTGACCGATCATCATCCGGTGGAAGTAGACCGCGCCTCCGACCCTCAGGTGCTTGGCTGCCATTTTCGTTTGGCTCCTGTTCTCGTGTTCCGTTCTGCTCTGGATGGCCGGCGGCGGAAACGTTTCCACCGTTGCGACCGGGACGGGAACTGCTGCTTCGCGGATGTTAGCCGCCGCCTCCGGTGGAGTATCGGTGGGCGGCTCCCCCTGGCCCACCTGCTCGTGGGTCGAGCAGTCGGTGCAGAACTCGTGGTTGTCCTCTTCGAGAGCCCGCATCATCGCCTGGACAGGCGACATGCCGAGGGCCTCGCGGTTGGAGGGGATGATGACGAGGCTGGCCTCGACGAGCGTCCAGTCTTCGAAGACCGGAAGCTTCTCGCCGACTCGGCAGCCCGGCCACAGGGAGGCCTCGAGCTCGGTGACCTCGCGGAGGACGGGCTCCCCGTCGAAACCAACGGAGACGGCACGAATGAAGCCGCGCTTCACTTTGCCGTAGCACTGCGCACCCATCGTGTCTTCGACGTCGAAGTGCACGAGGATATCGAGAGCCCGGTCGTCCTGCGCAATCTCGACCACCTTCCCGATTACCACGTCAGGAGGAGGCGTGATCGGCGAGATCTTCTTGGGTCCGTGGGAGTGCATCCACAGGAACACGGGGTTGTTGCTGAAATCCCGTGTCTGCCCCTTCTGCGGCAGGATGACGGTCCCGTGGCTGTCCTTGGCGGGAGTGACCAGACGGAACCAGTGATGGTTCTCCGGTGCCTCTCTCTCGGGAGGACTGCTGACGGGGAAATTGCGGAGTTGCAGGGCCATGGCGCTGCGATGCTAGTGGGCCAGGTGTCCGCTACAGCGGGAGCAGGGAGGAGCCAGAGAACGACTCCTGAGCCACGGTGGGTCGGTGGAGCCTGAAGCCGCACTGCTCAGCGAGGTACTCGAAATCGTCCGGGGTGAGCTTGACGCCGGTCTTGCCGATGTTGGCGTTGATGCGCTCGAGGGACGTGGCGAAGGCCTGCAGGGCCTTGCTGCGCTTGAGTGCGGCCTCGAGCTGGATCTTCTCCTTCTCGACACGGTCCTCGGGAGGTGTGGCGTCCCACCACGTATAGGGGGCAGCTTCGAAGGAGCCGAAGTTGAAGTAGGCGATCCAGCGGACGATGTGACTGCGAATCGTCCCGTTGTGAGGGACCCAGCGCTTGTGCGTCCAGCCCTGATCGTCGGTCATGATCGAGAGGCGTGCGTCGCCGATGCTCGCCGCGTCTCGCTCGCGCTTGTGCCAGAGGACTTGGTTGTGGATCGAGGCCTGCGCGAAGCCACCGGTCTGTCCGACCGTCGTCATGTCCTGACCGAGGAGGGAGATGAGGAACCTTCGGAGGAGTCGGCGCTCCGTCAGGTCGAACATCTGGTAGCCGGTCGCGTCGGCCTCGAGGAGATTCACGTCGATCTTGCGCTTGCCGTCCGACGACTCGGGGCAGGAGATGACGCCGCCGTGACCGGACTCGCGGATGGAGCGGATGCTGCGGTCGATGTTCTTGCCCTGCCACTCGACGGGGTGGTGCAGCTTGTAGACTCCCTGCCCGAACCGCTCCTGCAGCGCCAGGTTGTCGGCTAGAGTGAGTTCGTCACCGAGGTACGGCGTCGCCAGTGTGCGGATGAGGCCGTTCATGTGCGGGTTGAGCGTCCCCTTCTGGAAGAACACCCAGCGGCCCATGCCCGGCTCAATGATGATCGGGCCCTTCGTCCTCGTCAGCGCTACGAACACGCGACCGTCGACCTGCGTTGCCGAGACCGGCTGGAAGTCGGGCAGGTACTGCATGTAGGTGTGAGTGGCGTGCCAGGGACGAATGCGAGGCAGCCACCACCTGTCCCTGCCGTCGGTGCGCTCCTCCCAGTCCATGCCGGAAGGCGAGAACCCCATGAACTCGAGGTTCTTGTGCCAGTCGTCGAGCGTGCTGTCCGGGATGATGTCGGGCATCACCTCGCGCCAGAAGTCGGCACAGCGAGTCGCCACCGCGTCGTGCTCTCGCGAGGGGGTGACGATGCGGGGGAGGGTGCGGAAGGCCTCCTGTCGGACCTCAAGGCAGTGCCGGATGATGGGATTCGCAGTCACGTCGTCCATCAGCATTCCGGACTCGCGAAAGTTGCCATCGACGTGCGAGCGGAGTGCGATGCCGAGGGTGTCCACGTCCCAGCCGAACAGCGAGCCGGTGCTGGACATGGCACGGACCTGCCACTGTCCGATGCTCTCTGTGTCAGGGGTCTTTTCCGGAAGGGACTGCGGATCCGGACCGGCGGATGCTGGCTCAAGAACACGAGCCGGCTTTATCTTCCCCTTCTTACTGCTCCTGAAGGAGAGGGCGTCCGCGATGCGGTTCCAAAGCGGGCGGGGGAGGTCGGCGACTTCTGTGTCGGGAGTTTCGGCGGGCATGGCCCAGAGATGCTAGTCAGTGCGTGCAAACGGCCGGCGCATCATTTACTATGGGCCCATGAACGAACGACCTCTCACCGCCTTCTCGCAGGCGATCTGCGATAAGGTTACGGACAACTCGGGTGACAGCGTTATCGTGCAGGCCGTTGCCGGTAGCGGCAAGACAGAGCAGCTCAAGTTGTGCGCTGAGCGCACAATCGGGCCTGTGGCAGCAATCTGCTTCGGGCGCGACGCGAAAGCCGAGCTCGAGCAGCGGATGCCTCCAAATGCAACATGCTTGACCTTCAACGCGAAGGGCAATCGTGCGTGGAGGGCGCACACGCGAGCCTACCGCGGACTCGGTAAAGATCTCGACGTGTCTGTCGACAAGACAGCGCGGATCATCAAGTGGCTCAAGGAGGGTGGGAAGATCGAGCGGAACCTCCCACTCGGGCGCATCGCCAAGCTGGTCGGACTCGCCAAGAGTGAGGGACTCGTTCCACTGGAGGTCAGCAGTACGAGTGGCTGCTACGAGATGCGGGGTCTCGTTGAGGACACTCCGCAGGAGTGGGCACGCATCATCGACCACTACGGGATCGAGACCGACGAGCGCCTCACCGCGGACAGGCTCATCGGTGCGGCGAAGCGCGTCCTCGTGGAGTCGATTCGCTGGTCCTCGAAGATCATCGACTATGACGACCAGCTCTACATGCCGACCCTCACGCTTGGCTGTCCCTTCTCGAAGGAGTTCTGGCTGTACGTGGACGAATTGCAGGACGTGTCAGCGCTGCAGCGAGATATGATCAGCAAAATCATGGCTGCTGGTGGGCGCCTGCTTGGAGTAGGCGACCGTCACCAGGCAATCTATGGCTGGCGCGGCGCTGACACCGGAAGCATGGACAAGATCAAGGCAGCCACGAGCGCCGTAGAGCTCCCGCTCTCGATCTGCTGGCGGTGCGACCGCGCCATCGTGGAGCTGGCACAGAAGATCGTACCGCAGATTCTCCCACGACCTGGCGCCGACGAGGGGCTGGTGGAGTACCCGAGCAAGGTCAATCTGGAGGTGTTTCAGGCAGGAAGCCTCCTGGTGTGCCGCAATAGGGCGCCGACGATCCGCCTCGCATACAAGCTGATCCGCAGGGGTGCTCCAGTGCGCATGCTCGGAAGCAACCAGTGCGACCAGATCGTCGGACGTATTCGCCGCCTGATCGGGGACCGCCCCGAGCACAGCACGACAACAGAGACGCTCCTCGAGCTCTCCGAACGCGAGACCAACAGGGTCATCGCTCGCGCCAATGAGAGGAAGGACGAGGACGCTGTCACCCAGGCCCTCGAGAACCACGAGGTCATCACGGCCCTGGTGGAGGGGATCAACGTCTCGACCGTTGGCGAGCTGCTGATGTGGGTGGCAGACCTCTACTCCTCAGCGAAGGAGAGCGCCACCGTCATCCGCTGCGGGACCATCCACGCCGTCAAGGGCCTCCAGGCGCCCTCCGTGTGGGTGCTTGACAAGCACCTCATGCCCTCTCGCGGCGCCAAAAAGGACTGGCAGATCCAGCAGGAGAAGAATCTCGAGTACGTCGCGATTACTCGAGCCAAACACGAACTGCGGTTCATCCGCTCGGAGGACGTCCATGGCTAGTCCAGACTATAACGTCTGCATTCCTCTGAAAGAGGTGAACCACGAGACGCAGGAAGAAACGACGCGATGGTATACCCTCGGCAGAGCATGGGTGACACAGAAGGGCATCCAACTCATCCTCAACGCTCACCCGATCGGGAGAGAGATCATGCTGTTCAGGCACAATCCGGAGTTCCAGGAGGAGAACAGTGGCAGACGAAAAGGTCGTTGACAGGATTCGGAAGCTCCTCGAGCTCGCCAAGAACAACCCGAACGAGCACGAGGCGGCGCTGGCAGCGGAGCGCGCGCAGACGCTCATGCTCGAGCACAACATCGAGTTCGCCACCGTCGACAAGAAGGAGGGCGTCGACAAGGTGGACCTCGACAACCCCTGGGGGAGACACGCCTGGTACCAGCAGCTGGCCTTCGCAGTCGCGGACGCCTGCTGCTGCAAGGGGTTCGCGGCTCCAGGGCACAAGCCCGGTCGCAAGATGATCTGGTTCGTCGGGCGCAGCACCGACATCGCAGCTGCCCAGGTCCTGCTCGAGTGGCTCCGCCTCGAGTTGATGCGCATCGCCGACTCGCGAGGTCGCATGCAGACCCGCCAGTGGAAGGACAGCTACATGATGGGTGCTGTGATGACTGTCCGTGATGTCCTGCGCGAGAGGAAGAAGAAGCTCTCGCACGGCACGGCGCTGGTGAAGTACAACGCCGACGTCGCCGGTCTTGTGCAGCTCTGGCTCGACGCTCGCGGGATTCAGGTCGAGTCAGCGGAGCACGACATGACAGTCGAGGAGCGCGCCTACCGGCTGGGGCGGGTGGACGGCATGCAGGCGCAGATCGACGCGCCCGAAAAAAGGCTCAAGTAGGCCGGAAACGTTTCCGGCGGGCTGGAGAACCAAAAAACCAAGAGATATCGATTAGGGGTTGACACACACCAGAGATATACGCATCATTGACGGGTAGCCACAAACCGCCCACAGATCGAGAGGAAGAACATGAGCGAGACCGAGAGCACCGAGACCACCACCGAGACCGTCGTCCCGCCCGAGGGCGCCACCACCGCCGAGACGGCTCCTGCCGCCGCGCCGAAGCCGCCGGCGCCCCCCGTGCACCGCCAGTACCAGGAGCGCGTCAAGAACATGGTCGAGCGCTGCGCGACCATCGTCGAGAAGATGTCCGACTGGAGCACCGGCGTCAACACCGCCGAGGGCAACGAGGTGGCGTCGCTGATCCGCGCGCAGCTCACCAGCGTCCAGCCGATCCTCCAGAACGTCGAGGGCCTGTTCGCGATGATCCCCGAGACGTGGAAGGCGCCGGCCGCCAAGGCCAAGCAGGTCGACCCGGCGACCTTCGTCGTCAACAACCGCTACCAGCTCGTCGGCCAGACGGCCAAGGAGGAGCCGACCAACGCCAAGTACCCGGTCACCCTCCTCGAGGTCGACTCCAACACCAAGCGCGGCAAGGTGCTGGCCGAGGACGGCAGCACCATCCGCGTCCCCCTCCGCGACCTCGCCGTCATCGGCTCGTAGTTCTCGCAGCACCTCCCACGATCATCAGCTAGGCCCATGCATGCACGGTGCGCAGAGCGTTGCGCACCGTGCGTTTTTCTTTGCGCAGAAGGTGCGTAAAACGGTACGCAGTACACACGAAGCATTGCGGACATAGGCGCGGCATGATATATGCATCCTTCCACCCGGATGGTGCCCATGCGCGAACATGAAACTGCCTACAAAGACAACTTCGACGCCCTCTCTATTCTGCGTGCGAAGCGCGACGAGGCCTCGCCACTCACGCTCGACGAGCGCGCCAAGCTCCTCCGCTACGAGGGCTGGACGCACCACTCCGTCGCCAACTACATCAGGGACTATGGAGGCCGCATCCGCGCAAACTCCGGACTCCTCAACTTCTTCGAGACGAAAGAGCTTGACGAGCTGGTGGTGGGTCGTCAGGCGGCACCGCCGTTCTTCCGCACCGACCACGAACCGAATACGCAGGTACTGTGGGATCTCGCCAAGTACGCGCTGGGAGACCTCACCAACCTGCGAGTGCTCGACCCCAACGCCGGTCACGGTGCCGTACTGCGCTTCGCTCCTCCGAGCGTACGCGCCTACGGCTTCCCGGCGTCCCCTCTCGAGGGACAGCTCGCGGCGCTGGTCGCACCGGAGAACGTGCAGTTCGCCTCGCAGCCGGCGTGGAAGAATCCACCGCTCGAGAGAGCCTTCGACCTCATCGTCGGCATCGGACCCTCCGACAGGTCGTGGTACGTCCCATCCAGTGATCCGCGACAGCGCGCGCAGGCCTGGTACATCAACACGGTACTGGACTCCCTGCGCGACGGCGGCGTTGCGGTGATCCTCGTCGAGGACTACCGCGTATCCGACCTGCTCAACCGCCTGCGCAGCAAGGCCAACGTCGCCCTCTGCTGCGAGATACCCTACGACATCATCTTCGAGGCCAGCGGCTGGCACATCATCGTGCTGCAGCGCACCAACAAGCCGGAGATGTGCTGCACGCCCACAGAGCACGACGGCAGCTCCTCGTGGTCCTGGGCCGACCCCCTAGCCCACCTCGCCAAGTTCCTGGCTCCCGGCGCATGGAAGCGTCCGGCGCACAGGCTGCTCCAGCAGCGTGCAGTCCCGCGTGCCAAGCCTGTGAATCCTGAGTGCGCACTGGCGCTGGACCTCTACAAGGCGGTGCGGCAGGCCCTCGACGGCCAGATGGTGGGCCAGGTGGGGGTGGACAAGCTGCTCGAGCGCGCTCGGGACCGCTATGCCAAGGTGCGCAAGCTGGTCGGACCGATTCGGCACGCTGTTCTCGGCAACGGGAAGCTCGTGTCGCTGGCAAGGACGCGGGAGATGCGACTCCTGTCGCTGCTCGAGGATGAGAACGGTACGGCGACGACCTTCCTCGCCGCGCCGCAGGTTCGCAGCAATCGCGGCCTGCACCCCGAACCCACTACCGAGATCGCGATCCACGAGTGCCTCGACAACTTCGGCGTGATTCGCCTCGAGTGGATCGCCCAGCGCCTGCAGATCACCAGTGAGGAACTCGCCGAGCAGGCCGCTGAGCTGATCTTCTGCGATCCGTCCTCGGATCCGGAGCAGTGGGTGCCGACAGACGAGTACCTGTCGGGCGACATCGAGGCCAAGCTCGTTCTCGCGCGCAGCGCGGCGGTACTCGAGCCGAAGTTCAACGTGAATGTCGAGGCGCTCGAGCGCACGATGCCGCCGCCGATGAACTCGGAAGATCTTCGCGTCCCGCTGGGTGCGCGCTGGTTGCCTCCCGATGTCGTGAAGGACTTCATCCTCTACCTCCTCGGGGGGAGCGACGGCTACTACGGCAAGAGCAGTATCAGCGTTGACCGCGTGGACTCCTGCTCCCTGTGGTGCGTGTCGCTGTCGCGCGGAACGTCGCTGCAGCGCGGCGTGCAGAACATGACCACTTACGGTGTTCCCGGTATGGAGGCGATTCAGATCATCGAGTGCGCGATGAACCTCCAGAAGCCGATCGTGCGCCGGCACCTGCCCGACCCCAACAAGATCGGCAAGTACAAGAGCGTAGTGGACTTCGAGGCTACAGCCGCCGCGGAAGCCAAGCTCGAGGAGATCCGCGACGAGTGGGACCGGTGGCTGCGCAGCGACGAGCAGCGCATGAAGCTCCTCCTCGGTGAGTTCTCGAAGCGCTTCCGAGTCAACGTGCGGCGGAAGTGGTCCGGCGACGTCCTCTCGTTCCCCGGGCTCGCATTCCGAGACCGATTCGGCAGGCCGTTTGACCTGCACCAGCACCAGAAGAAAGCTGCAGAGCGCATCACGTTCCGCAGTTGGCCCGACGACACCTTCGAACTCGTACACCCCGTAGGGTACGGCAAGACGGCTGGTGCTCTCGCTGGGTTCATGCGCCGCATCCAGCTCGGACTGACGGATCGTGTGTTCCTCGTCGTTCCGAAGGCGGTATTTGAGCAGTGGCGCCTGACGATCCTCGAACTCTACCCCTCGATGGCCGAGGAACTCCTGGCCGCGCCGGAAACCTTCAACGGAGTACACCGCCACGAGTTCCTCAAGAGCGTCATGGCTGGAGAGGGCGCCATCGTGCTCCTCACGTACGAGGACATGATGAGCATTCCCGTCCGCGAGGACACCGCCAAGGCGCTGTTCGAGCGCGCACTCGAGAAGTTCGAGAACGACACCAGCGGCCAGTACTCCCGCGACGTGAACAAGCTGGTCGCGCAGCGACACAAGGCGGCGCTGAGTGCTGTCAAGGACCAGTGCGAGAAGCACACCGCGCGCATCAACAAGCTCCGCACCTCCCAGGGATTCGTGATTCACTGGGAGGACATCGTTGGAGACCCGGCCCGCACCATCATCGCCTTTGACGAGTGGCAGTACCTCAAGCGTCTCAAGGTCACGACTGCTATGGAGCGCATCAGTGGTCTCCCCTCCGGCGAGTCGGCTCGTGCGATGGATGGCTGGCTCAAGACCGCATACGTCACCGACGCAGGTGGTAAGGCCGGCGGCATGACGGGAACACCGGTCAGCAACACGCTGGCGGAAGTGCACAACAACATGAGGTTTTTCCAGGCGAATCGCCTGCGCATGTCAGACATACAGGAGTTCGACAGCTGGGCAGCGACGTTCACCATGCCGCAGACCGGCATCGAGATGGACGCGGTAGGGGCCTTCCGCCCTGTCGCGCGGCTGCGGTTCACCAACCTCGACGAGTTGATCGGGCTCCTTGCGGAGTGCTGGGACTTCGTTGAGGAGGCGCCCGAGATCGAGCGTCCCGATATCCTCGGTGGGGAACCGCAGGTGGTCGAGGTACCTGGCTCTGACGATCTCATCACGTACGTCGAAGAACTCGCCGAGCGCGCTGACGCGGTGCGGGCGCGCGCCGTCGATCCCTCCGAGGATAACATGCTGAAGATCACCTCGGACGGTCGCCGCGCAGCGATGTGGAACGGTGATCCGGCAGGCGGCTTCCCGAAGTCGAGCGCGGACCGCTACACAAAGATCGATGCCTGCGCCGAGAAGGTGTGGCAGCTGTACAGCGAGCATCACGAGGACAAGGCCGTACAGCTGGTGTTCCTCGACATCGGCACGCCCAAGTCGGTAGGCGAGGGGGCTACTACGTACGAGCGCGAGGTCGCCGAGGGGCTCTACGGTGCTCTCCGTACCCGGCTTGTCGACAGGGGGATGCTCGGGCGCCAGATCGCCTTCATCCACGACGCCTCGACAGACGATGACCGCGGAGAGCTGTTCAAGCGCATCAACAGCGGCAAGGTCCGCGTGATCCTCGGCTCGACCGACAAGATGGGCGTCGGAGTCAATATCCAGGAGCGCGCAGTCGCCGTGCACCACCTCGACTGCCCCTGGAGGCCCGACGGGCTCATCCAGCGTACCGGGCGAGTCGACCGCAACGGCAACAAGTGGGACTCCATCTACGTGTTCTACTACGTTACCTCCCGCTCCTACGATACCTGCCTGTGGCAGCTGATCCAAGTGAAGGCCGACTTCATCAGCAAGTTGCAGAAGGGCCGCCCGAACACGCGCGAGGCGGATGACGTGGGTGATCTCGTCCTCACGGCTGCCATGGCGAAGGCCATCGCGCTCGGCGACGACCGGGTGCTCGCCAAGATCAAGCTCGAGAACGGCCTCACGCAGCTGCAGCGGCAGTACCGGTCGTGGCTCGAATCGCGGAAGGACATGGAGCGCGATATCGCCGCCCTTCCGGCGCTCATCGAGAAGCACGAACGAGAGCTGCGCGGACTCACCACTGTCGACCCGACGTTCCTGGCCAAGCCAGAGAAGTTCTCCGCGTCGCTGCGGCAGCTCCGCAGCACCGACTACGAGCCCATCGCAACAAGAGAGGAGGCTGACGTCCGCATTCACACGATCGTCAACCTGCTCCGCCCGATGCTCCGCAAGCCGATCAAGGTCGGCACCTACAGGGGATGCGTGCTGTTTGCCGAGATCCGCATGGGCGCCCTCTCTGTTTACCTCGACGTGAACGGCGCTGAACTGGTGGTCCACAACGTCCAGGGTACCGGCACCTTCACGAACCTCGATCGTGAAATCGCGGCCATCAGCATCAAGAAAACTGCTGCCGAGCGCACCGTGACGGGAGCCAAGAACCGCTACGAGGCCCTCAAGGAGGAGATGAAGAAGCCCTGGCGTCACAAGCACGAAGCGGACAAGCTGCTCGCTGAATACAGAACGCTTTGCGAGGAGTTGGAGCAGAACGGTCTGGTCGATGCGAAGGCTTTCAATTTCGGCCTGTAACGGAAACGTTTCCACGGTCCGCGCGAAACGTGGTACCGTGCACGTCCGATCGCGCCCCCTAGAACCCGGAACCCCGCAAGAGCAAGAGGAGAATTGAACATGGCAGAAGAAACGCCCCCGCAGGCGGCTCCCCCGGCACGGAAGCCGCAGATGCGCACGGAGGCCGCACAGGCCGCGAGCGCCAACTTCACCCCCATTCCGATGGAGGTCTCCGCCAACAAGAAGAAGCAGCTGCGCGGCAAGACCACCATGCCGCACACGGCGCTGACGGTCGATCGGTCCGGCACCTTCGCGACCGACGGTCGCGAGGACCTCCCGACCGACTTCAGCCTCGTGAAGTCGCTCCTCCGGTTCTGGACGGCGGCCTCGACGGGCGCTGTCTGGCCGAAGATCGCCGACATCAAGGTGACCATCGCCGGCACCGACGACGAGCCGCTGCTCGTCGTCCTCAACGGCCGCCAGCGGTACAAGGCGATCAAGTACCTCAACGAGCTGCTCGCCACCATCCACGATATGTGGAAGAAGTGCGGGCAGGACGAGGTGCGGCTCAAGAACACGCTCATCGCCCTCTCCGAGTCGGCACGCAACATCCCGCCCAACACCCCGCAGGAGCAGATCGACAAGCTCTCGCAGTGGGCATGGATGGATGCCGAGGACATCGAGTTCCTCTGCGGCGGCAAGGTCAACAACGAGAAGGTCCCCGGCCTCCTCTTCAAGAACACCAAGAACAAGGACGAGGGGCCCATGCCGTACTGGGCTCACGTCGACTACACCGACATCAATCCCAACTCCCCCGAGGCCCTCGAGCTGTCGCTCGCCGAGCGCATCACCGTCCCGACCCCGATCGTCCTGAAGGCCAAGCAGATGCAGCGCCTGCTCGACGCCGGCCGCACGCCGGAGACCGTCGCAGCGGTCATGGGCCGCGACGTCAAGACGATCGGCAACTGGAAGCTCATCCTCCTGGCCGAGCCGGAGGTCCAGGCGGCGCTCGACGCCGAGACGCTCAGCTTCGTCACCTTCAAGAAGATGTTCTTCCTGAGCACCGCCAAGCACGGCACGCTCATCCGCCCCAAGGCTGAGCAGCTGCAGATCCTCAGCGACCTCCTCGCCAACGACGCCGGCAAGGGGAAGGCCGGCTCCGACTACCGCGCCGGTCTCGCCGCCGCGCTCGACCCCAACGGCCAGCCGGTCCCTCCGGCCGCGCCTGCCGCGCCGGCCTCTCCGGAGGCCAACGGCGCCGCACCGGCCTCGCCGGCTCCCGTCCCGGCGGCTCCGTCGGCAGACGGCACGCAGCCCGACACCCCGGCGCCGCAGAACTCGACGCCGATGCCTCCCCCGCCCGCCGCGCCTGCTCCGACGCCGAAGAAGAAGGCCAACGTCGGCGGCTCGATTGTCCTCGACGCCCTGCCGCGCACCGTCATCATCATCCGCGAGCGCATGAAGCTGCTGCCCGAGCCGCGCATCGAGCAGGGCGCCGACGTCTACATCCCCACTCTCAAGCTGCAGGCCCAGGCGCAGGCTGCCGCCGCCACCCTCGCCTACCTGGGCGGGGACGGCAACGCCTTCGATGACCTGCCGGACCTCAAGCCGATGGTCACCGAGGCCATCGCGATGGCACGCCTCGAGGAGGAGGCCAAGGCCAAGGCGCCGCCTGCCGAGGGCCCGATGGACCCGAAGGCCAACCTCGCCCGCGACCTGTTCGCCATCTTCTCCGAGTGGGACGAGGACGCCGACGACACCTCGAGCTGGCCCAGGGAGCCGGAGGACGGCGCCGAGAACCGCTGCGGGTGGCCGTCGGAGCTCGCCGACCTCCTGGCGGCGCGCGAGGGCATGAAGCTCCTCCAGGCCGCCTACGACACCAAGGCCAAGGAGACCGGTTCCACTCCGGAGAAGAAGGACTTCGCGCAGGAGTGGATCCTGAGCGAACTGCTCGGGCAGACCACCTAGCTGACCCCCGCTTAGCAGCGGACTGGACGCACGCGCCCGTGTGTGCGTACAGTCCGCTGCATGTCCAGTAAGCCTCCATACCGGACCATAAACCCGCTCACAGCGGTCCGGATCAACCAGAAGCCCAAAGCCCTCAACACCGAAGATAACTCCCCGCAGAAGTACGAGCTGCTGCGCATCGTAGCTCTCCGAGAGGACTACAAGCAGAAGCGCGCCATCGCAGAACAACTTCCCACTTCCGAGAACGTTCACGCCGTCAGAGACGCCAAGAAGCTCTGGCTGGACTCCTGCCGCATCTTCGCACTTGAAAACAAAGGGCTAGCAGTTGCCTCCGCAATCGAGCACAGCGAAGGTCCAGAACCATCAGAGGACCTCATCCAGGCTGCATTCTTCGGACTGTTTGAGGCCATTCAGCGCTTCGATCCCACCAAGGCCAATCGCATCTCCAGCTTTGCTGTTTGGCGAATGCTCTACCGCTGCCAAGAAGCACTCGGCAAGTCCACTCAACCAGTTCACATCGACCGTGCAATAAAGACAGACGCAGGGGAAGTAGGAAACGTCGAGGAGAGCTGGCGTCTCCAAAAGGGCGAACTCCCCTCCGATGAAGAACTCCTCGACGAACTCGCGAAGAAGGAAGAACGAGATAACAAAAAGAAGAAGAAGCCGCGCCAACCGAAGTGGGTTGGTGAGAAGGCGATGGAACGGTTGAAGGAAGCACGAACGTTCTCAACCGCCTCCGTCGTGTTCGACGAGGAGTACCGGTCTCGATCAAGAGAGGTTTACTCCGAATTGTCGCTAGAGGACTTGACCGATTTGTCAACAGCGCTGGCTATCCTCTCCCCTGCCATGCGCGCGGTAATCGCAAACGAGTACGGAGTCGGAGAGCTGAACGAGCAAGACCTCCCGCCAAACCCCCTAGCCTACGACATCACGCTCACCGTAGCACTCACCAGACTCCGGAAGGTACTCGGTTAATGGGGCGACACAGAGGAAAGCCCAAGGCAACCGGACTCGTTTTCAAGCCACATCCCGGGCAGCAGCAGAAGTACTTCCAGAGCACAGCTGACATCATCCTGGCAGGCGGCGGCGCCGGCGGCGGCAAGACCATGTCGCTGCTCATCGACGCTGTAATCGGCACTGAGTATCCTGACTACAGTGCAGCCCTCTTTCGCAAGCAACTCCAACAACACAAGATGGGTGGTGGCCTCCGACAGGAGTCCATGAAATACTACCACAAGCTCGGTGGAGAGTTCAACCGCGCTGAGCTCATGTGGGAGTTCCCTTCTGGTGCCAACGTGAAGATGTACGGCTGCGACGACCCCAGCAAGTATGACGGTCTCCAGTGCGAGTTCCTTGGTATCGACCAGTTGGAACAGCTGGGTGCAGACGAATTTTGGCACCTCCGAAGCCGTGTCCGTTCGGCCTCTGGCCGCAAGTGCCGCGTGCGCGCGACCGCCAATCCTGAGCCGGGTTGGCTGGAGCGCATGCTCAAGGACGGCGGATACGTAGATGAGAAGACCGGTCTCCCGATCGACGAGATGGACGGCGTAGTGCGCTGGTTCGTCCGCGATCCCAAGACCGACAAGCTCGTCTGGTGTGACAACAA